ATGAAGTTTAAATTGTTTCTTCTTGGTTTTTTGTCTTTAAGTTGTCATGCCGACGAAAACGTAAGTGATCCCGAGATTTGTAATGTGGTGAAAAAAGTTGCTTATACTGTCATGGAGGCACGTCAACAAAAAGTTCCATCTCAAGACTTACAACAGATAGCGAATGGTCTCGAAGATCCAAAAGCAAAACAACTTTATCAAGATTTAATTAATTCAGCTTACTCTGTCAAAGTATTTAGAACAGGTTTCTTTAAAAGAAAAGCAATAGAAGATTTTCAAACAGGTTGGTATGAAGAGTGCCTTAATAAAAATAAAATTAGAGAGAGTTGAATAAATTAAATATATAAGCTGCAATTTAATGTTTAAAAAGAAAATTTTAGACTGAAAGGTCTGTATGAAAAGCTAAATTAAAATAAATATTTTGAATTTTTCTTAAAGTTAAAACTAAATGCTCCGAAGATGCCGCTGCATGTGTCGTTACCCTGAACCCGATGAGTTCTCGGGTAAAAATGATTTTATAGCACCACGAAACGATATTAGATCATATTTAAGTACATGAAAAGCATTTTTAAGTTTTTGTATTTTAATGAAAATACCTGAAACAATATTAAAGCTTATGTCATGATACGATAATATACTTTATTTGCCTACTATCTGCCTATTTCTCTTAATTTGCCTATTTTTATGAGTTTTTAGCCTATTGTTTGCCTACTAAATTTTTACAATAAAAAAGGCGGTTAAACCGCCATTTGTGATGTTGATTGGATGCGATGTCGTTCTATATAGGCTAACACATCGGATTTTTTATAGAATATTTTTCTGTAGTGAACTTTAGAAAATGGAATACCACCACCTTCACAACGCTTTTTTTGCAGCCAAGAGGTCGACACATCAAGTATGGCCGCAAGAGATTCTGGTGAAAACTCTGCATCATCATTAGCAGCGTTGAACTTTTCAATCTCAGCTTTTTTATCAATACATTTCATTTAGATTACCTCACCAATACACATAAATTAAAAACCATAAAATATTTGTTCCGTAGAGTGCTTCTTTCATTGTTTTATTCCCTCAAAATCATTTTTACGTGCTGAAGCCTGATTCTTGAGTAAAGAGATATGAGCATCTTTAATAAGCTCATTACTCTGCATAACACGTTGTTTGGCGTGGAGGGCAGAGGTCGCTTCAATACGACCCCTTAGAGTGCCGTTGCCATGTAGTTTGGCAACATACCTAAAGATGTAGGTACTTAAGCGCTCCAACCCTCCATGTCCTTTTTTGCTGTGCATGCATTTAGAATGTTTTGTTCGTACTTAGTACCCTTGAAATACTTAGCTGGGTAATCTAAGTCATTAATAGATTTAGCTACTTCAATGTGATTGAGAGCTAGTTGGTACTCAGTTTCTAAAGTCTTTTCTTGCTGATCCTTGAGCTGCTGCTCATTTGCTTGTTGAGCTTGTTCAGTACGTTGAATAATTTTTTTAATACTTTCACACGTCTCTTCAAATATTTGCTGTTTCACATCGTGAAGACTATTTAGACCACGCTTTGCACAATAATTTTCAATATCAATTCCCGCTTGATGCATTAAATGCTCAAGTTCTAAATACTGATTTCCATTGATACATGCATTAGCAGATCCTGAGAGTAGCCATTGTTTTAATAAAATGCCGTCATGTTCACCCAATTGACGAGGATCTAGGAACAGGCGGGAACGGTCCTTAGTTGCCATCGCAACATTGTCATGTGTTAGGTCTAAAACAGTAGTAAATTCATATTCAATACCATCGCGCTGTTCAGCCTTCATACCAACTTTTTCAACTTTCTTTTTGCCGTTATCGTTGGTCTGTATGGTTTCCATTTTTGAGCGCATGGTCACGATGATGTTGATGCTTGACTGCAACATTGCATCAATGAACTTTCGGTGGCGGGGAGTTACTTGGCTCCATGCACCCCAAGAGTTACCTTTAAATGAGTTAGAAGCTAATTGGTCAACAATCTCAAGACAACCGCCAACACCAGACCATTCATGAGTAATACTGTCTAAAATAAGGGTGTCAAAATTTGCTTGCTCAGCAGCTTTAATTACCTGAATGAATTTTTCAGGTGTGTATGGAGGTTGAATATTGGCATGTTCAAATTCCACCAAATCTTCATAAAGTTCGGCGCTACTATTTTCAGTGTCAGCGACAGCAATACGACCACCTATACCTTTAGCTAGTAATAGCGCAGTAAAGGTTTTACCTGAGCCAGTAGGCCCTGCAATTGCTAAACGCAATTTCGCATTTTTACGTTCTGCTTTTTTAAAGAAAACTGTCATTTTTCTTATCCTTATCTTGAACCAGTAAAGCCGCGTTTTTGCTTATACGTTTTGCGGTCATGTGAAGAGATATTTGTTTCAAGTAGCTTTATAGCGAGCTGCTTTCTACGCTGAAAATCAATTTCTTGAGTGAGTACTTCCCACACTTTTGGATAGTCGGATTTGAACTTTTCAACGTCTAAAGGCGTTTTAATTGAGTCCTTAACTTTGTAAAGCACTGAGCCATTAGCATTTGATGCATATACCAGCCAGCCGATGCGAACGGAGTAGAGGCTCGTTAAGCGGTCAAGACCTAAATAAGACTTATAGCCGTCAGGATGCTTTTTGAAGTTAGACATGATTAGCCTCCCATCATCCAAGTTGCTGCAGCTACAGCAATCACCCAAAGAACGAATGAAAGGGCAATAAACTTTAGAAAGTCGATTGAATTAGCTTTGAAAGTGGCAAAACGAGAAGGGCGCTGTTCTTCAACAGTTGGGTGTTGATATAAGCGTGCAGTCGTTTGACTAGGGATAGTGTTTTGTTTCATACTTATCTCGCAAAGTTTGCAAAGCACATCGAAAGGTCAGAGAGTCGGTGTGCTTTTTTGTTGTCTGTGAGATAAATATTAGGTAAACCTAATTAATATGTCAATAGGTATTCCTAATAAAATTAGATAAACCTAATTTTTAGGATTTTATAGACAAAAGAAAACCCACCATGAGGGTGGGTTGAAAAAGACTGTGTCTGTTCGTGGTTTCAATTACACAAAAAGCTGAATCCGCTTAAATTTCTTATTAGCTTCAATATGGCTTCTATAAAATTTATCTTTGTCTTCTGAATCAATAAATTCTTTAAATGTGCTTGCTTCAAGAAGTCTATAAATAAACCTTTCACCAGTTCTAAGCACTACTGTCAATAAGAAGTGTTGGTAAAGAACATGGCTGATATTGCGGGAATTAACTTCAATTTTTTTCATATTTTGATCAATAATTATGTTAATTAGGGTGGTGATTAAATCTAATAAATACAAATAATAGTAAAAGGATTTTTGTATGTGTTTTTGAAGATCATTTCTTTCATTGCTTCACTATCTCAATCGCATCATAACCCAGAATACTTTTCCAAAAACTCATCAATCCATTCTTGAGCTACTTCAAGATTGGTTATATCGGCTAGCTTTAGATTAGTTTCTTCAGCTTCGTTAAAACCTTCAATAATAGCTTCAAAAATATTGGCTTCGTTAATAACCTCGCGTGCTATTTCAGAAGCGTCATAGTTTTGCTTGGCTTTCTTAAGAGAGGCAATTTGTTTATCAATTCCTGCACCAATTTTACCTAAGGCCAATTTAAACTCTTGACGATTAATCGTTAGTGTAGTTTTGGATTTATTAAGTGTTGCGATCATTAGTTTTCCTTGGAATTTAATACTTAAATAATCAATTATGAGCTACCACAACCACAATTATTGACATGTTGATTTTGTTGGAATTTAGAGTGGAAAAATCCATCAATCATTATAGTAGCCATTGGGGTGTTCATTTTTATGTTGACTAGGTGGCACAATGTCTGTGATAGCTGTAATGCTTTCAACCTCATTCATATTAAATGTGAGACGTTCACCACCATTCACTGCTATTAAGCTTAATACATCGTTTTGAATACCAATAAACTCTTTAATTGTGCATCGCCCATCTTTAAGGCAAACCTGAACAAACTCCATAGGCACCAGTTCTGCATCAGGATCACATACTACATACCAGCCATTACGAATAGCAGGAAACATTGAATCACCAGTTCCTTTTACTGCATATGCTTTTGTACCAGCTGTATGAGTGGGAATATAACCATCACCGCCATTTCCTTCAAAACCCATGTCAACGAAGTATCCATCCATCCCCATCTTTGAATAAGCTTTTACTGGAACCCATCGCTTTAAAGTTGGGGTGAATGGCTTTTCAATAATATTTGAGAATAGTACTGCTTCATCTGACTCGGAAATGTTGTACTTCTTTTTGAAAGCTTCGATATCAATAACTTTGAATTGATCTCCACTATCACTATTTACAGGATTTTTTTTATTTTTATCCTGTTCCTCAATTGGCTCTCCTACACCTGTAGCCAACCAGGTAGCACTTACATTCAAATACTTTGCTGTGCGCAGAAGGTTTTCTCCCTCCATGCTCTTAGATTTACCCGATAGCCAGTCACTTACTGATGGGGGTTTAACTCCAACAGCGCGAGCAAGATCAACACCTTTGATTTTCTTAGGCGGTAAAACTTCCATAGCGTATCTAAGGCGTTCAGCAAGAGTATTCATAAAACCATCCTTACAATATTAGGAAATCCTAACATAAATTAAATTAGGTATTCCTATTGATTTAATATAAGGAATACCTAATAATTGGTGGAAAATTAGGAGCACGTTATGAATGACGCACAACTTATTGATGTATTGGGTGGTGTCACAGCGGTAGCAAGACTTCTGGGTATTGCTCCTTCATCTGTAAGTGGATGGAAAGCTATACCCCTAGATAGAAAAATTAGACTTGCAGTAATTGCCGAAGATCTTGGGTTGACCACCAGAAAAGAACTTTTCCCAGATAGTTATCAAGATATCTGGATAGAACTACGCCCTCAAATGGGTTTAAACAAAAACCTTGGAACATTAACCGCTTAGGAATAACCATGAGCAAATTATCAGTCGAACTATCTGCAAGTGCCAGAAATGACGTTTCTCGCATATTGCATGGTCTTGATATGGGCAATCAAAAAGAGATTGCTGAGCAACTAGGTGTAGATCCAAGCACTATAACTCGGCTTAAAACTGACAAGAAAAACAATGGCTTGAATGAAATTGAAATGTTTTGCGAGCTATTGAGTTTACTTGGATTGAAGGTTGTACCTAAGGATTATCAAAGTATTGATAAAGAAAGAGTTGCTGCACTTTTAGTAATGTCCAAAAGTTGGATGAATCGTATTGAAACGGTAGATGACTTATTTCATGACGAAATCAGTGGGCAAAAAGAAAAGCTCGGATATTAAAAAACCACTACCTGCGCGAACAGGAGTGGTTATGGATTCATTAATTTTGAGGTCAATGAATATGCAAACTAATTTACCAAATCAAACGAATAAAGACAATCTGCAAGAGCAGAAGCGTCAGCAAATTATTCAATCGTGGTATGAACCAGCTCTTAGAACTTTAGAAGGATTGCTTGAAGTACGTAAGCAGAATTTGCGAGACCAAAAACGTGATGAAAATAATGCAGCAGTAAAACGTGATGAGTTTATGCATGCACTTTCTGTGCAGCACAGAATGCCAATTTTCCATGCTGGGCAAATTATCTCAAGTTTATATCGGGCTAAAAGGATCCGTTACTTAGGTAGCACTTTCATTCAGATGAATGAAGAGGAGGATAGATGAATGAGTTGGCTCTTTTCGCAGGCGCTGGTGGCGGAGTACTCGCATCTTACCTCTTGGGATGGCGCACAGTCTGCGCAGTTGAACGTGATGCCTACGCCGCACAAGTTTTGGCGCAACGACAGAATGATGGAATTCTCGAAGCTTTCCCAATTTGGTCTGACATTACATCTTTTGACGGAAAACCATGGCGAGGAATTGTTGACGTTATATCTGGCGGCTTTCCGTGCCAAGACATTTCGTCAGCAGGAAAAGGTGCAGGAATCGAAGGTGAACGCTCTGGGCTTTGGTCAGAAATGGCACGAATTATCAGTGAAGTTCGACCTCGATACGTGTTCGTGGAAAACTCACCAATGCTTGTTTCCAGAGGACTTACAAGAGTCATCAGTGACCTTGCCAAAATGGGGTATGACGCGAAATGGGCACGTTTTTCAGCATCTAACTTTGGAGCGCCCCATATCCGTGACCGAATCTGGATTGTTGCCTACTCCCAAAGCATCGGATGCGAAGAGAATGGATTGTCCATCCGAGCGGAGCAGGAAAAGCCCTTGTCTGGAATCAACTGTAAAGATGTGGCCAACCCCAAAAGCATCCGATTGGAACAAGCGTGGAAATATAAGTTCTCATCCGAGAAACGGTTTACCGGGTGCGGTCATAAACTTTCCAACCCCGACTGCGAGCGATGCAAACAAGTGGAGCAACGAGTCCTTAGCCGAGCGCAAAGCGAAGGGTCGTCAGATCCGTCTCAATACAGCAGTTTCGCCAGAGGGTGGGAATGGTGGGCGATTGAACCCGAACTGGGTCGAGTGGCTGATGGGGTGGCCAATCGGGTGGACCGACTTAAAGCCATTGGAAATGGACAAGTTTCAATTGTGGCTACAAGCGCATATGAATATTTAGGGGAAGGCCTATGAGCTTAGATGCAACAGTTTGGGCTTGGAAAACCCGTCAAAAACAAAAGGCGGGTGGCGCATTAAAGCCACTTAAAAAATTAGTCCTTCTTTCGTTGGCTGATAGAGCTGGTGAAACACATGAGTGTTATCCAAGTATTGCTCGTTTAGTGGAAGACACAGAGATGGACCGTAAGACCGTTTTAAAAATTATTGATGAGCTAATTGAGGACGGATTTATTATCGATACAGGTAAGCGTGAAGGTAGAACTAAACAGGTAAAAGTTTATCTTTTGATCGGAGTTAAAGGCAGAGAAACAGTACCAACAAGGGTACACTTTGACACTGAAAATGACGAAATAAACAGTCCCAACAATGGAACAGTTCCAACAACGGAACAGTTCCAACAATTCCATGAAAGAGTCCCAACAATTCCGTTAAACAGTCCCAACGTTGGGACACGGAATCTTTCAAAGAATCTATCAATAGAATCTAAAAATAAAAAAACATGGTTGAGTTTAAAAAAACTTGGTGAAGAAATTCTTTTGGCAACTGATCAGGAAACTTACGAGCAGATCAAAAACGCAACTTGGTTCGATCGTGAGTTACGAGCATTTGAACTCTACAACGCTCAGAAGAATCTTTGTGATGAACTCATGAATTATCACTTTGCAGATTGGTTAATCAACGCATGTGGCAAATACCAAGCACGTGAACAATCAAAGAATCATAACGTTGGTACACAGGTTCGAGTCCCGCAGGGGGAATCAAACACACTTAGTTCTAAACAGATTTACTCCTTCGCTCAAAAACTTTCTGTGCTTCCTGAATTCGCAAGTAAATATGCGGAAGGAAACGAGTCCTATGAACAACTAGCCGCACGTATCGCTGTAAAGCTTGCAGATCCTGAGCAACAACAAAAATTAATGCCATACCTCATTCAAGTTGGTTTCACTGGAAAGGGGGCTGCATGACATCAATGAGCCTTGCTGAATACCGTGAAATATTTCCTATTCAGAAAAGTAAAAAGCGCCGTTCAGCAAAGCAAACACGTGAACCAAGTGTAGGGGAGATTTTGTTAGCAACACATCTTAAAGCCTGCAAAATTGATTTTGAGCAGGAATATAAATTCCATCCAAAACGTAAATGGAGAGCAGATTTTCTGATTACCGGCACAAAGATTCTGGTGGAAGTAGAGGGCGGTATCTGGATGGCAGGTGGTGGACGTCACACAAGAGGCAAAGGTTACATCGGGGATATGGAGAAATACAACTCCACAGCAACCATGGGTTTTACAGTTTTACGGTTCAGTACAGAGCAAGTTAAAGCAGGCGTGGCGATTAAACAAATTGAGCAATTGGTGGGTGAGAAATGAGTGCAGCTTTAAAAACACAACAAATGGACTGGTCAAAATATACTATTGATGGTTGGTTAGAGCAGTTTGGCGCTTGGTGTGAAACAGTTAGAATGAAAGGCGGTGATCTACCGGACGGACTTCATATCAATCAAATTTACTGGTTGATGCGTGAAGCGGATAAAGAACTTTCTAAGGGAAAATCATATATTCGATGTGAGATTAATGATTTTGAAGCCGATCAAGTGCAGTCTTTATTACGTAGTTTATTGAACTCAGTGAACACAGATTTCACCACTAAATTTGCACTAATCTGCTTAATTAAAAATAAGGTTGAAAATAAAGGTTTAGTTAAAGTTGCCCAAGAAACAAACCAGTCTAAAGCACAAGCTGCGATTATGGTAAGTTGCGCTAGATTTTATTTAGCAGGACATGATAAAAGATTAAAAAACTGAGTTTAACTATGAAAATTCCTGTGCGCTTCAGAAAACTGAGTAAAAGTGATATTAAGAAAATTGAAAAATATTTTGATGTTTTTGGTGAGGTAAGAAGTATTGGAGAAACTGAAAAACGAACTACTTTATATTATTACCCAAATAATATTTCTTCAGCTAATGAGGATTTAAAAATAATTCAACAAATATTGAAAATAATTGGATTTCGAGATTATTTGATAGAAGATTGACTGTCTAGACATGATATGGCATATTTGTGCCATAGTGGATGAAGTTATAGTAATTCACATAGTATTTTAAGAACTCTACGTCGGGAAGCTGGTTTTGACACCTGCTCCTACTCATGTGGGGTTTGATATTTACTCAGTGCTTGAAGTTTTGATGTACCTCGCAGGATGGATTGGAAGTTTAAAGTCTATTCGTAAAATTTTTAAAATTATGGGGGATTTAAAATGAATAACAAATTGAAAAGTATTTGTATGTATGCGTTGGGTGTTTTGGGTGTGATGCAGGGTACATCAACCACGCTTATGACTGAGTAAATTGAGAACTTTATGTGTAGCCATGTGCTGTAGGTATCCCCCAAAACCCCTGCGCCAAATTTTAAATAGCTCATCATTTGGTGGGCTTTTTTGTTTCCAATAGGTAGAGATGATTTTGATACTTGGAACAAAAATGAATATTTTACAATTTCTAGGTTTTACGCTAGCTCCATCATTAACTTTAGGGTTAGTAGTGTTTATGGTCAGAAATTGGTTTTTAGAGCGCCTAAAAAACAGTATTAAGCATGAATATGATATGTCTTTAGAAAGTTTTAAAAGTGATCTAAAAATAGAAAATGATAAAGAACTTGAAGAAATAAAAGCCTTATTAAAAAAGCAAACTGATGCTAATTTAGAGGATTACAGATTTAAAATCGAAATTCGTAAAAAATGGCTAAATGATGTTAGAGAAGCTAGTATTGAATATTTATTAATCGTAAGAGGACAAATTAATTTAGTACAGACATTTGTAATTGCAAATCCCTCTACTAATAATTCAACTATGATTGATGAAAATTATAAAAAGTCACTAGAGAAAATATCAAATACTACTGTTGATCTTGGCTCAGTAACTTTTAAACTTGAAACTTTGATTGTAGGTTTGGAGCCAATTGCGACTGAAATATTTAAAAACATGAAAGAAATTAATGATCTGGTAGGAACGATGTCGATAAATCATCATACTAAAAGACAACCAATTTTGCCAAATACTAAAGAATATATCGATCTACAGGAATCAATTAATAAATTTAAAAATAATGTTATGAACCTTTTAAAAGAAAAAACTGAAAACTTTTAAGGTATCTACAACTTTCTTTTTACGACTTTCATTTGTGTTATAGTCCAGTCTGAATTAAAACTGGTAAATAAAATGACGCTTTGTGTTGGCGGTGAATTGGATGGTCAAGAACTTGAAAAGGATGTGAAGATATTTAAAGCATCAGAAATTGACCCAAGCTTCACATCAACATATTACTTGCAAATTTACAATCGCGATAATGTTATGTATCAGTTCTGGCATCCTCACGGCGTTGATCTTCATGATCTAACAAACAAAGTATTAGAGATTCTTCGATCATCTAAAAGTTAGTTTTATCGTTTTCCGGCACTTGAAGCCTCGCTAAATATCGATTATTGGCGGGGCTTTTTATTTTTTATAATTAATTAAGATAAATATATATTATTTTTGAAAAAAATTATGCCATCGTACTTTTAAAGGTTTATATTAATAAGACAATAATCAAAAAAGGTATGAAAAAATGAAAAAAATACTTTTAACATTTGCTGTAGCAACTTTATCCACTTTAGCTTTAGCTGGAAGTTGTAGTGATTGTTATAAAACCTATCAAGAAGAGATAAAGCAATGCTCTAATGGAGGTGGTGGTGATACTTGTAGGGAGCGAGCTTTAGATAAATATAAACAATGTAATGTTGGTTGTTAACTGTTTTAATTTTTTATTGAGAATCTGATAAATGAACCCACTTCGGTGGGTTTTTTAATGGGTGAAATATGAATAACGAAGTTAGTTTTCATGTACCAATTCGGCCAATGCCTCCAGAATGGATTTTTGAAATAGGTACTCCTAACTTTGCTCCAGCACCTGAAATGTGGGAATGGATAGGCAAAGTATTTCTAGATCCAAAATCAAAATTATTTAACGTTGACCACATGCACTTACGTTCATTTCGATATCCTGATATTGCTGTGATGTGGGCTAGATCAGGCTTTAAAAAGCAAGGTCGTCAGGTCATTGGTACTACTGAAAAAGTCATGATTAATGCTGGTGGCTGGAAGAAAGAACGACAAGAAGAACAATATATCCAATGGTTCGAATATGTCCCTGAATATCTGATTACTTTTGATGCTTCATATTCACGTATAGCGGGTGATGTGAATTTTTGTGCCTTAGTAGAACACGAGCTTTATCATATTGCACAGATGAAAGATAAATACGGTACACCTGCCTTCAATAGAGAAACAGGCATGCCAAAGTTAGCAATACAAGGTCACGATGTTGAAGAATTTACAGGCGTTGTTCGCCGTTATGGTGCCAGTGAGGATGTTATGCGGATGGTTGAAGCAGCTAATAAAAGACCGCAGCTGTCACGTGCTGATGTTCATTACGCTTGTGGCACTTGTAACTTGAAGGTGGTTTAAATTTTTTTGCCACTCTACTTGGACGTACTTGGACGATAGAGAAAAATGGCAAGGCTAAATAAACGGGTAAAACTCTATATAGTACGGTCACTTGCTACCTATGAGACACCCTCTGAAACAGCGAAGGGCGTCCAAGAAGAATTTGGTATTACCGTCACTAAACAGCAGTGTGAAGCATACGACCCGACTAAGAAAACAGGGCAAGACCTAAGCGAAGAATTTAAAACTGAGTTCTACAGAGTTCGCAAGGAAATGAACGATAACCTGAGTGCAATTCCTATAGCTAACATTGCATACCGCCTTAAGCGATTACAACGATTCATCGACCTTGAACAGTTCAAAGAGAACCCTGTCATTGTGCCGAGCTTATTAGAGCAGGCAGCAAAAGAGGTTGGTGGACTTTATACCAATCGAAAAGAAGTAACTGGCGCTGGCGGTGGTCCATTACAAAGCGAAAATATTACCTATGTGACTGCTACCGATGAGCAGGTAAGGCAGGCGATAGATGAACTCGAGAACGAATATTGATCCTGTTAAAACCAAAGCTAAGCGGATTAAGTGTGAGAAAGAACATTTATTTTTCACACGTGCTTTTTTCTTACCACGTATGGGTTTTAAGTTTTCGGTCAATTGGCATCATGAATATATTGCCGACAAGATTGACGAGGTGATTGCTGGAAAGGTTAAAAACTTAGTAATTAACGTTCCACCGGGTAGCGGTAAAACTGAATTATTAACAAACCTTATTGCTCGTGGCATAGCGCGTAATGCGCGTTCACGCTTTTTGTATTTGTCTTTCTCACAATCCCTTGTAGAGGATGTATCAGCAACAGCAAGAAATATTGTTAAGTCCGAAGACTTTCAGAATTTATGGCCAGTAAAGATTTCTACCAGTACCGATGCTAAATCGAGTTGGAAAACTACGGTCGATGGTTATGACGCTGGTCATGTTTATTCTGCATCCATGGGTGGGCAGGTCACTGGTCGCCGTGCCGGTACATTAGCGAATGAAGGGTTTACCGGTGCGATTATTCTGGATGACCCATTAAAGCCTGAGGATGCATTTAGCCAGACCGCTAGACGTAAAGCTAACCGTAAGATTCTAAACACGGTCAACTCACGTAAAGCTAAATCTGATACCCCCATTATTCTGATCATGCAGCGTTTGCACGTTGAGGATCCGACTAACTTTGTGCTAACGGGTAATGTGCCTGGTGCATGGGATCAAATTAGCATCCCAGCACTTATTGACGATGAGTACATCAGTAAGTTACCCGAAAAAATACAGAGCAAAATTCCACGTGATGTTGAGCGAGATGCCAAAGGCCGTCAAAGCTATTGGCCCTTAAAAGAATCATTGCAATCTTTATTACAGCTCGAAAAGGGTGGTCAAGACAAAGATGGCGCTACGGTATCTCGTTACACGTTTGCAAGCCAATATCAGCAAGAACCTAAAAAGCTCGGTGGTGATCTTGTTAAATCTGAATGGTTCCCGCGATATCTTGAATTACCTGTTCTTAAGTGGCGCGGAATATGGGCTGATACAGCACAGAAGGTCAAGAAGCATAACGACTATTCAGCATTCATATGTGCTGGCCTTGGCTATGACAATAATCTTTATATCATCGATGTGAAGCGTGGCAAATGGGAAGCGCCAGCGCTATTAAAAGTTGCTAAGGACTTCATTAAAAAACACAAAGATGGCAATACCCAAATCGGCAAGCTTCGGTATATGGCTGTAGAGGATAAGGCGAGTGGTACCGGATTAATTCAAACCATTGCTAAAGAAACAACATTACCTATTCGGGCTATTCAGCGTGGCGATGACAAGCTATCGAGGACTATGGATGTAATTCTTTATGTTGAAGATGGCCGAGTCTTATTACCAGCAGAAGCACCATGGCTATTGAACTACGTTGAAGAGATTGAAGGGCTCACTGCTGATTGGTCACATGACCATGATGACCAGTGGGATCCGACCATTGATGCAATTAACGATTCATTAGCAAGCAAGCCAACTGTATTTGATTAGAGGAAATTATGGCTGAAGATAAAAAGTCCGATGCAATTGGCGATGCAGGGGCATATACAAACTTTGTCTCAAATCTTGGTACCGAACGTGACAAAGCTTCACACGGTACATTCGTTAAGAAAGTTATTCCTGATGAGCAATTAGAGGCGGTGTATCAACACTGGTTAGCCAAACGCATTGTGAATCGACCAGCAAGCGACATGCTCCGAGCTGGGTGGTTCTATGAAGGGATTCAGGATAATGAATTAGAGAAGCTTAAAGAGGCGTGTAAGGCTTTTAATTTAGATGGGGTCCTCTTATCTAGCTTGATCCTTTCTCGCTTATATGGCGTTTGCTATGTGCTTCTAGGTACGGTGGACGGTGGCAACTTGGATCAACCATTCGATCTAAATAAACTGGGTGTTGGTCGTTTAGAGTTTTTCACGGTACTCAAGAAAAAGCAGATTGAAGCCGATACTTCAAAGTACTTGCCACCAAATGAGGCTTGCGGGCTTCTAAAGCAACCTGAATTTTACAAGCTTAAACTCGATGGCAAATCTAACCAACGGATCCACCACACACGCTTAATTAAATTTGGGCATGCAGATGTGGTCAATGAAGAGCCTGTAAGTGTTTTACAGGAAGTTTATGAGGATCTGCTTGATCATGCGGCAGTTAAGAAAGCCACTGCTAGTTTAGTCCATGAATCAAAAATTGATGTAATTAGAACACCGCATTTGGTTGATAAGATCAAAGAGGATCTAAAAGGTGTAGCAGAACGCTTTCTTAGTGTTGGATTGCTTAAAGGTCTAAACGGCATGATCGTTTTGGATAAAGAGGAGGAGTACGACTCTAAATCTTATAGCTTTGGTGGTTTACCTGACCTTATGCGTGAATATTCGATTCAAACTTCTGGAGCGGCCGAAATGCCATATACGGTTTTATTCGGTCAATCACCTGCGGGTATGAATGCCACAGGTGAGCATGACACTCGGAACTATTACGACACTATATCAACCAAGCAGACTTGGTCATTAAAGCCATTCATGTTGAAGCTTTTAAGAGTAATTTGCCAAGCTACATTTGGTCGTCAGATTCCAAGTTTAGACGTTGTATTTAATCCGCTATGGCAATTGGACGCTAAGGTTCGTGCTGAGGTTGAGAAAGCTAACGCAGAACGTGACGATAAATATCTTCAGATGGGTGTCATTACGGAACCTCAGATAGCGCGTCAGTTACTCATTGACGGTGTTTATTCAGTGATTGATGAAGATCACATCAAAGAGCTTGAGACAATGGTGAAGCCTAATGACGACGATAATACAGATCCTAAAACCCCACCTCCAGCAAGCTAAGAAACGGAAGAAAGGGCGAAAAGCGTCTAAGCCTAGAGCAGTACATGTAAATCGTCGTGTAGAGCTTTACTACACACGGCAATTACTGGCTATATCTAGATATTGTCAGGAACAAGCAAAGGAATTAGTTATTCCGACGGTAGGCCAAAACATAGGTGATGCTTGGTTCTCTGACATGATGACGGCGTTTAGGGAAAAGCTCACAAAATATGTTGTTGAGATTTCCCGACCTTTGGCCACAAAAGTTGTGACTGACACCCAAAAGGAAGTTGACAAGCAAATTGCAGAGCACACCAAATCAATTATTGGTGTGGATCTTACGCCGTTTTATCGAGCTGCTGATATTCAGGATGAAGTAGATCTAAATATTACCGCTAATGTCAGTTTGATTAAGTCTATTCCGCAGCAATACGCCGATAAGCTCGAAGTGCTAATCACCAATGCCTTGCAGACTGGACAAACGAATGAAGAGTTGGCCAAAGCAATTAAGCAGTTAGGGTTATCTACTGATTATCGTGCACGTCTTATTGCTAGTGATCAGATGGGTAAGATTAACGGCCAAATTAACCAAGCCAGACAGCTTTCAATGGGTGTTGAGACATATACATGGCAAACGGCGAAAGATGAGCGTGTGAGGCCAGATCACCAACATAAGCAGGGCAAGACTTTCAGATGGGATTCACCGCCAGATGGTGGACATCCCGGTCAGCCTATCCGATGTCGGTGCACGGCATTGCCTAATTATGAGGATATTTTAATTGATTAACTTAAGTAATTTATGAGATTTTAATCCATAGAAATATAGACTTAATCGATTTAATTTACTCAGGGGGTGAATGTGGAAGTTAAAAACGAAATTCCAAAAGACTATGAGGCCTATTGTCATCAAAAGTTAATTAGTGAATTTGGAAATTATAGGGCAGTTAATAATAATCCAATGCATTTATATCATCGTTATAAATACAGAATTATTGATGCACATCCTAGAGAAGTAATTGAACCACCAAATTTTGTTATTCCTTCAGAGCATTTATCTGCATATAGAAAAATAGTTTCAGATATAAAAGCTGGTAATCCGCTAAACAAATATCAAAGTCGAAATCTTAAAAGGCTAGATTATGATGATGACATGTTATCTCATTGGCGAATTCAGCACTTTCATTTAGGAGAAACATTGGAGAGTGATGGGTTTGTATCCAGAACTTCGGATTTATTATTTATACATTTTTCTAATTCTGAAGCACATATTGTTGGATTTTTTTCACATGGTGATTGGTGTGATTTAGATATCATTGAAACTATTCATACGAATTGGCCCAATATTCTTATGAAATTTAAATGTGACTCGAATGGTGAGCCATTAACGGAAGAACAATATCGTATTTTGAGAAGTAAAGGTTACAACGTCGCAGTCAGAGTTCAAGATGGTACTGAATATTATCCTCCTGGTTTAGGTGTTGTTTCTAGTGGTTCTCCAGTTCAGGCAATTATTAATGTTCAACAAGTCTTAATTAATTTCGAAAATGATTTTAATAGAATTGTTTCAAATATAGACCAAATAGTAGAAGCTGATCCTCAGAAAAGAACTACTGAAGTAGCAACTATCGGCTTACAAATGGATGCTGCTAATCAAAGATTTGTGTATTTAATTAAGGAAACGGGTCATAGATTTACAATAAATTTTGAATGAAAGAATTTATTGGACCTTCTGAAACTTAAAAATGAATTTTTAACCCACCATCTGGTGGGTTTTTTATTGAGCGCAATTTATGAAAAACATTTACCGCTTCAAGGTAGGTGACTTTGCTCCGAGTGAATCCACACGCTCATTTACCCCAGAAGGTTATTTGAAATGTGTAAATGTTCGCTTGGGAAAAGCACCTCAGGTACGTCAGTATTATGCGTATGAGTTCCCAAACTTAGAAGGCTTTTCAGCAGATCAGACGATTAACGTCTACACACCTGCTGAAGAGCTTTTTAAGCCGGCTGCGATTAAAAGTTGGGATGGTGCTGATGCTACAGATTATCACCCACCCAAGAATGAAATTAATGCAGCCAACTGGAAGGACTATCACATTGGCTATTGTGAGAACGTCCGCCAAGAAGGCGAATATCTAGTGGGCGACTTGCTCATTAAAGATAAAGACAGCATTGATTTAATCCAAAACAATGAGCGATTAGAAATGTCGCTTGGTTATGCAGCCACATTAGTTTTAGAACAGGGCACGGCGCCAGATGGCACGGTGTACCAAGCAAAATTTATTAACTTTATTGGCAATCACGTAGCACTTGTTAAATACGGGCGCTGTGGTGGTGATTGCCGCATCGGTGACGAAAAGCAAACTCCAAAGGGGAAAACAATGGAAGTAAGTGTAAACGGTATTCGTTTTGACATTGGCGATAACAAGCCCTTGGCGGATGCATTAAAGCAGCAACAAGAGCAGCTCGAAAGTTTAAAAGCTGCAAAGCTTAAAGTCGGGGATAAGCAATTTTCGATCGGTGATGAACTTAACGCCGTTCAAGCAGTCGTAGATCAATTGCATACCGATAAAACAACTCTTGAGCAGAAAGTCGGTGATCTGGAAAAGAACCAGATGACGCCTGAAAAGCTTGAACAAGCTGCTGCTGAACGTACCGCTGTAATTGCCGATGCTAAAGCATTGGTGCCAACAGTTAAAACCGAAGGCTGCACATGTGAGCAAATCAAGCGCGATGTAATTGCGGCTAAAGCGGGTGATGCGTTGGTAACTGCTTTATTGGGCAGCGTATCGGTAGGCGATGCTAAACCTGATCAGATCGACACAACTTTCCGCGCATTGTCTGCTGTGAAGGGAACACACCCATCTAATCCGGTTGGCGATGCGCTTAATCACCAGCAACAACAGCAAACCAACAATCAGGACCCTAAAGAAAATAAGGGTTATGACAAGTCTGCTGCATATAAAACAATCTAAGGGGGACTTGAACCATGGTTCAGCAATTAAATGCGGTAGTTGGTCAGCGTGGCCGTTTAACTGCCAAAGAAGTTGTACTGTCATTACCGCTTTCAGGCACAACTTTAGTCAATGACGGCGATGTGGTGGTACGCACGACTGATGGCAAATCTGTAACGGCAGTTACTGGTGCTACACCAACCCGTTTTGGTGTGGTTGTACGACACGGCGTGGGCAAGACTGGCAAAACATCGGCTGGGAAAGAAGCTTATAAGGCTGCTGACATATTGCCAGTAATGTTTGAAGGTGCGATTTGGGTTAAACCTACTGCACCAATCACAGACATTACTGCTGCTGTTTATGTGAAAACTGCAAACGGTACCACAGCAGCGCCGTTGGGTTCACTTTCAAATGCCGCTACTGACGGAACATTACTACCAGGTGCAGTATGGGAATCTGTAACTGGTGCAGATGGTTTGGCCCTTCTTAATCTTCGTGGAGCGTAATAGAACATGAGCAAATTAGTAAAAATGAAAGCACGCTTAACGCCGATTTCATACGCCATTCAGGCACAGGTAGGTGATGCATTCAATATGGATGCATTGGCACAGCTTTTCATTAAGATTGAAGAGCAAAACGAAATCACTCCACAGCTTCAACAAGTTCTGGACTATGCCAAATTCATTCCGGTAACCAATGTGCAGGCTGCATTTGGGGGTGGTGAAATCCTGTCACGTAAAAAAGGTGTTGGTATTGGTAAGGACCATTCAGGCACTGGTGATGATATCCCTCTTGCAGAAGTGGAATATGACACTGTGCAGTTACCTGTGAAAGTCGGCACGATTGGTTACCAATATTCCATTGTAGAGTTGGCGACAGCTCAGGCAATGAACCTTGCACTTGAAGCTGACAAAGTTCAGGCTGCAAACTTGGCTGCTGAAAAACACATGTCGAATGTGGCTTGGTATGGCTACACCACAGCCAATGCAAGTGGTCAGCTCACTCAGGTAAACGGCTTCCTCAACCAGACTGGCGTAACGGTAGTGACGGCGCAATACAACTGGGCTACTGCAACAATCGAACAGGTCCTTTCGGACTTCAATAAATCGCTTGCAGATGCAACAAATCAGTTTGATGGTGATGCATCGATTGAACCTGATACCTACATCCTTGCATCGAATCAATATTCGAATCTTGCTAACCGTATTGTCGCTGACTCGGGTGGTAAGACTTTCCTTGACTGGGTAACAGAAAAGAATATTTTCGCTACTCAAGGCAAACCATTAACCATCCGTGGTTCTGGTCGTGGTAATGGCAAAGGTACAGCTGGTGCTGACCGCTCCATCATCTATCGTCGTGATCCGTCATGCATCCAGTTTAAAGGTAACAGCGTTGAATTCTTGACAGCGCAACCAAAGGGCTTAGATGTGCTTGTGCCAGGTCACTACAAATACCAAGGCGTTTGGCTGAAGCGTGTTGATTCGCTTCGTTACTTTGACCATGCATAAGGATTAAAACCACATGGCTAAATATTCATACACATACAGCGGCTCTAATGCCGCTTTTGTTTTTGCAGGTGTAGCAACTTTGCCAGCAGGAATCGCCGTTGCGCTTGAAGCAGCTCAGCATAAGGAACTGCAAAAGAATAAATTTGCCAAGCATCTTGTTGAATCTGGTGATCTTGATATTCAGGAAATTCCAGATGATGAGCCAAAAGCCGCGGGTAAAACTAGTGGCAAAGGAGGTAAGCAAACAGATGCAGCCAATGACGCCGCTAAGGCAGCAGATGAAGCAGCTTTGGCCACAGTGAAAGCTGAACTTGCAGCGCTTGAAGTAACCTTCAGTGAAGATGAAACACTTGAGCAGTTACAAGCTAAGTTAGCTCAAGCTAAGGAATAAGGCGGGCCTATGGACGTACAAACGTTTCGCGAGAAGTTCGCGACTGATACAGCCTTAGTCAATTTATCTGATGCAAAAATTCAGGATGCCTTAGAAGAAGCGAATTTAGTTGTGTCTCAAATTGAGTTCGGGGCATTAAAGGAACGTGCTGTAGGTCTATATGCAGCACATATTCTTAAAGTAGGTACCGCAAGCGGCAATGGTGCCGCTTTTGGTACCGCCTCGAGTATGACAATTGCGGGTCAAAGCGTGAGTTATTCCAGATCATCGAAAGAAGCTTTCTATGATCTAAGTATGTATGGTCAGCGCTATCTTGCTTTAAAAAATTCAATTCCAATTGATGATGAAGGCACAAACCCTAATCGCTTAGGTGTTGGTTCTTTTGTCGTATAGGAGATTCCCATGCCTTTTAAATATCAGGCACCCGAAGGCTATAAGCCATCAAAAATCGTTATTGCAGGTCAAAACCTAGATATCAAAAATGGTGTTTTAGAATCTGAGGACGACATTATTAATATGTTAAAGCCTCTAGGTTTTGAGCGTTACATTGATGTGGTTGAGCCAAAGAAATCGGCGGCCTCTGCTAAAGAGTAATAGGCCATGAGTGATAATCGTGTTGAGACTCGAGTCAACTTTGATGAGATGAATGATCGCATTAGGTTTGAAGTAAGACGCACGATTAACGCTCTTACTTTGCGCTTACAGCGGATTGTTCAGGAAGATATGTTGAGTGGTCAACGGCTTAATGTACAGTCTGGCCGCTTGCGTGGTTCCGTTTCATCTAAAGTGGATGAGGATAAAGATTCGATAGAGGGGACGGTGGGAGCTGGTGGCGCTCTAGTGCCTTATGCTTTTGCTCATGAGTTTGGTTTAAATGGCTCTATGGGGGTGAAAGCCCATCTAAGAACAATTAAGCAAGCTTTTGGCCGTCCTATATCTCCAGTTCAAGTCAATATTAAGGCTCATTCAAGGAATGTTCGTTTTAGAGAGTTACGATTCATGCGTGATTCATTGGATATTGTGTCCAAGATTGTGCCGAAAAATATTGATGCAGCAATTCAGCGAGGTATAGCAGGTGGATAGTGAAGCAATCTATCAAGCATTGTTTGATCGATTAAGTACAAGGGTAGAAGGTTTGATTACGGTTAGTCGCCGTTTACGTCACTTTAACCATGTCACAGCAGAACAACGCCCAGCCATGTTTATTACACAAGGCAATCAGCAAGAAGTGCCGGTACATGGTTTAGATTCAAAAGTTGAACTTGCTGCCGAGGTCTATCTCTATATCCATGAGGCCGATAGCGCTAAACCCCCATCATCACAGATGAATATTTTCATCGATCGTGTACGTGAAGCTATTCAGCCAGACCATCCAGAATTTAGCGAATATCAAACCTTGGGTGGTTTGGTGGAACATTGCTGGATCGAAGGCACAGTTGAAGTATATGAAGCAGTAGAAAACATGCTGGATGATCAGGCGATTGCCATTATTCCTATCCGGATCCTCACAACCAATTAACAAAACATTCATTTTATGACCGCCTCGATGGCGGTTTTGTCATTTTAGAGAGGTCAAAATAAATGGCTCAATATTTATTTGGTGCCGGCAAAATCTTTGCTACACCGATTCAAGATGTTTATGGACAGCCGATTAGTAATCCCACACCTGTAGAAGTAGGGGTATTGCAGTCGGTAGGTGTCGACATTAGTTTCGATTTAAAAGAACTCTTTGGTCGTGGACAGTTCGCCGTAGATGCTGCACGTGGTAAAGGATCTATTAAAGGTAAAGCATCGTTCGGCCGTATTAACGGAACATTACTCAATTCTATTTTCTTCGGTGGCGTTGTTGCTGAAGGTGGAATCGAGACAGTATCCCAAACAATTAATGGTGAAACTATTCTAGCGGGTGGATTGGTTACACCTGTAGTTCCTAATGCTGGCACTTTTGTAAAGGATTTGGGTGTTACAGATGGGAAGGCAATTCCACTTAAGCGTGTAGCTTCAGCACCAACGACAGGGCAATACAGCGTGGATAACGCAACAGGTGCGTATACATTTGCTACTGCCGATGTAGGGAAGATAGTTTTTATTAGCTTCCGTTATTCCGCAACGGTCGCAGGTGGAAAGTCAATCACTGTATCTAACTTAGATATGGGCTATACCCCTGAGTTTGCCTTAGATCTTCAGCGGGATTACAAGGGTAAATTCATGCAGATGAATTTTTACCGCTGTACCAGTAACAAGCTTGGGTTTAGTTCAAAACAGGACGATTACGACATTCCTGAGTTTGAATTCCAGCCTATGGCTGATGACCTTAACCGTGTTTTCAAAATCGATTTATCGGAGTAATACCAAATGCAATTTAAGCAAGTTGAAAACCCGCGTGGTAATAGTAAAGAAATTGCTGGCCAGACTTGGATTTTTGCTCCGGCACCATTGGGTACGATTGAGCGTTTCCAAGAACAATTAAGCTCAAACAATGTTCCGACATCTGTAATTGTGGATATGGCTCATGTTTGTTTAAAGCGGAATTATCCAGATATTACCCGTGAATATGTTTCTGATGAGCTCTTAGATATGGGTAACATGGAAGAGGTATTATCAATAGTAACAAAGACCTCAGGTTTGGAATATACAGGTTCAGGTAAACCAGCAGGTGAATCTTCGGGGGAATAAACTGGGAGGAGCTGTACACGCATTTAGTGCTAACCATGGGTAAAGATTATGACTATGTTCGTGATGAAATGGATCTGCCTAGATTGAGAGCACTAAGTGCATATCAGCAAAGTAACCCTCCCGCACATATTGGAATACAGCGTCTTTGCCGTATCTTAGAAGCTTTCGCTGGAATTGAAGAGACAAGCCCAGCAATCACCATCTCAGATGATGACGAAGTCGATATGCTGGAAGTTTTGGAAGGTTTCCCACAGGGTGGTTAAGGCTGCCCTGATTTAACTTGGTATGACAAAATGTAATTGGTTTGTTAAATTACTCTTAATTTATAACAATCGGTGAAATCATGAAAAAGATGTTATTAATAGGTGTATTGGGATTATTTAACAGTTTTGTTTATGGGGAAGATTTACCAATAATTGAGGGAGTAAATTGCAACAATGTTAAAATTGAAATATCTGGTGTGAATGACAAAGTTTATATTTTTGCCAAATATAAAACCATTGCAGAATTTCCAAATTCTTCACGTGAAGTTGTTTTGGGTGATTTTATTACCTCTAATCAAAAGAAATATAAATTTAAATGCCCAGATTATGAAGTCGCATATAACGGCAATGAATTATTTATTAAGGCAGATGATCTAAATAGAATATATAAATTATTTAAAGATGAAGCCTATGCAAAGTTTGACAGTGGGCCATTCAAGGAAGTTTATGAGAATAGAGGAGCTATTCCGTTATTCACAGCTGGGAACTATAAATATCCAAATATTAGGGTGGATTATGTCAGTAGTGGTTATCAAATCAATTTAGAAAATTTATGGTTAGTTGAGAGGAATTTTGCTCTTAAGGAAGCTAAGAGTTACGGTGATGATTACCGAGTTAATGAATTAAAGAATGCCGTTGTGGCTTATAAAGTCGATAATAAACAATTAAAGCCTTATTTTTTTAACAATACTGTTTACCCTGCATTTGAAGATTTTAAGAAAGCAGAAAAGATTGAAATTTTTCACAAAAGAAGTCATGACGAGAAGATGGGTGTGATCCTTGAAAAAATTGAAATAAACAAAAAGGCGAAAAGCATAAATCTATTTAAGAACGCAGTATTTCCAGATTCATAAAATATATAGCATCTTCCAGTGCTTTTTAATTCAACTAGACCACCTTCGGGTGGTTTTTTAATGCCTAAGAGGTTCGTATGGCAAGTAACAATCGCGTAGAAGTACATGTGGGTGCGAAAACATCCGAGCTTAAAAAAGGCATGGATGATGCAGAAAAAATTGTTTCTGCTTCTGCCAAACAAATTGAAAATTCTACCAAAGGGGTTAAATTTAAATTTGACCTTTCAAGTGTTAAGCAACAGTTCGATGATGTTTCTAAGTCTATCTCAGAAGGATTTAGTAACCAAATTAGTGAAGCATTCGGCGGTTCAAAAATAGGTTCAGCATTTGATGGTATTGCTTCCAAGTTAGGAGTTCTACGTGGCGGTGCACTGGTTGCGGCTGGGGCAGTTGCGGGTTTAGCTGTGGGAGGAGCAGCAGTAGCTGCTGCAGGTATGGCGACGCTAGCGATTGAAGTTGCAAATAATAATGTTGAACTCGCAAGATTTTCAGCTCTGGCGAATACTTCGATACAAACATTTCAGGGATTATCTGGCGCAGCCCAAACTTTAGGGTTTTCCCAAGAAAAAGTCTCAGACATGATGAAAGACTTCAATGAAAAACTTGGAGAATTTGCATCTGTAGGTTCTGGTGGTGCAATGGACTTTTTTGAGCAAATTGCCGTTAAAACAGAAGGTGGTGCGGCAGGTGCGAAAAAGCTTGCAGAAGAAATGTCCAAGATGGATGGCGTGGAGGCATTACAAACGTATGTTGATAAGCTGGAAGAAGCTGGAGTCAACCAGCAGCAAATGTCATTTTATTTAGAAAGTATGGGATCTGATCTTACAGCTATGATTCCTATTTTGCAGGATGGCGGTAAGCTTTGGAAAGAATACCAGTCAGCGATGGAAGAAGCAGGGATTATTACTGGTGATGAGGCAATACAAAAGTCCATTGAATTGAAGGCACAAACCGAAGTACTTCAAATGCAGTACGCTGGTTTAAAAAATCAATTGGCTCAAGCAGTGATGCCCGCTTTAAGCGGTGTTATTAGCCATTTTATGAATGGCACCACAAAAGGTGGAGCTTTTACAGGTGTTATTCAGGCGTTAGGCTCAGTTGCCAAAGGCGTAGCGGTTGTTATTGTTGGGCTTGGAGCTGGGTTGCAAAATCTTGTGCGTTTAATGTCTGGTGTGATGAGTAACCTAAGGACCATTGGAAGTACTGCTGTAAACTTTGTAAATGCGGATGGGATTCTGGCTAAAGGTAAGGCTCTGGCTGGTGGAGTTAAGGCAATCTGGACTGAAACCAAAGATACCGTTGTTGATATTGCCGGTACCACCAAAGCCGCAATTAACTCAGCATCCAGTATCTTTAGTGGTACACCCTCATTTGATCGTTTATCTCAAGCAAAAATAGATATCCAAAATGCTCAACTTGGTAGCAGAGGTGGCAGTAAAGGGGTTACTTCTGGTATCGGACAAAATAAGGCACTCAATCCTGATGGTGGTAAATCAGATAAGTCAAAACAGGGCAAATCCGATGCTGTGCGTCAAGCTGAACAGGCAGCTAAAGCACTTGCTGATATTCGGTATAAATATGCATCTGAAGAAAAGAAAGTCGCTTTAGATCTTCAAAAGGCATTAGATGAGATTGAAAAATCTAAGATGACTGCCGATGAAAAAGCTGCTGCAAAGGTTAAAGCTGAAAAGGATGCTTCAGACAAGATCATTACTATCCGTTTAAAAGAGTTTGAGGAATACAAAAAAGCTCGTGAAGAACAGATAGAAAATTATCAACAGCAAGCACAGCGCCTATATGAAATTGAGGCGGCACGAATTCAGGCTGAATATGATGCCAAGAAAATATCGAATGTTCGCAAAGTTCAATTAGAGAAGCAGCTCGAAGATCAATTACGTGAAATTAAGCGGCAAGGTCTTTTAGAGCGTCTAGCACTTGAGAACGAGCAAACAGGAATCACTGGAAAACAGGGCAATCAAAACCAAATCACAAACAACATTTCGGACTTAGAGACTGACCAAGGTGTTGCTGATACTAAGTCTATGGGCCTAATCAGTGACGCAGAAATGAAGGATTTTGAGGATAAGTTTGGCGGCTTCACTTCTCGACTTTCTAATCTTTGGGATCAAGGCATTCAATCTTTAATGAATGGCACACTGACATGGAGTAACGCAACTAAAGCGGTACTTGCTGACATGGGGGCATTTGCATTGCAATCGGCTACTAAGGAGCTCCAAGGCTGGCTCAGAATCCAAGCGATTAAGTTAGCTCGAAAGCTTGGTTTCGTTGGTGCTGAAACGGCGGCTGAAGCTACTGGTCAAGCGGCTCAAACGGGGGCAACGATCGCAGGTGAAGCAACACGAACTGGTGTTACTGCTGCAGGTGGTTTAACTCGTTTAGGTTTAAAAGCTGCTGAAGCTGTCAAAGGCATCATGATGTCAGCTTGGGAGGCGATGGCGGGCGCATTTAAAGCCATGGTTTCTATTCCTTATATTGGTCCAGTTCTCGCCGTGGGTGCCGGTGCTGCGGCGTTCGGCTTAGTTGCTGGCTTAGCCGGCAAGATCAAATCTGCTCGAGGCGGTTACGACATTCCATCCGGTGTGAACCCTGTTACACAGCTTCATGAAGACGAAATGGTTTTACCTTCACAACATGCAAATACAATCCGTGAAATGGGTAAAGCTATGCGTAGTGGTGCTAGTTTTGGAGCAGCCGCAGCGGCTGAAGGTGGTGGAGGTGGGCCGAGTATTCATATCAGCGCAGTTGATGCAAAAAGTATTGAGCGTTTATTAAAGAAAAATGGTCGTGCGGTCGCTAATGGTTTGAATAGTTACGCTCGTGGATTCGGTAAGAATGGTAAATAAGGGGGTATAAGTGTCTAACGTTTTATTTCCAGAGTTACCCGGTCTTGAATGGGATACATCAATTACCCCCATGTTCAATACAAAGATCATGACATCCATTAATGGCCGAGAGCTTCGTGCAAGCTTTCAGGCCATACCGAAATATGAAATCTCGTTGTCTTACGCATTCTTGCGGGAAAATAAGGGGAGAAAAGAATTGCAGCAACTACAAGGTTTTTATTTAGAACGCCGTGGGGCGTTTGATTCATTTCTTTATAAGTTACCAGACGACAATCAGTTTGATTGTTCATTTGTTGGGGATGGTGCCACAACTATTTACCAGCTCTACAAATTGATGTACGACACACCTTTGCCACTAGGCAACACCGAAGAGCAGACGGTGGTTGCTGTAGATCCGAATATGTGGAACCAAACACCTGTTAAATCGATGTGGGATACGAATACATCTAAACGTATGTGGAATACAGCTACTGCACAAATTACTGCTGATGGAAAATATATTCTTTCCCAGCCAGTCGAAGCAGGTATCGAATTGAACATCACCGGCACCTATTACTATCGATGCCGTTTTAAAGATGACACGCAACAATACGTCAACTTTATGCATAAGCTCTGGAAGGCTGGAAAAGTCGAGTTAATTGGATCGTTAGGTACAAAGATATGAGACAAGCATCACCACAACTTATAGCTTTGTTAGATGCTGATCAGTTCATTATGGCCGATCTGTACACTATCACGACTATTCAAGGTATTGAGTATCGCTATACAAGCTATGACGTTAATTTAATTGTTCAGGGCAAGGAATTTCGTGCTGATGGTCCAGTCATTAGCCGAGATGGAATTAGCCTTTCTTTGGGGATTGAGGTGGACAATTTATCTATCACGATTGAAACCAATGAAAGTACCAAATTCGGCGATGTGCCTGTAGCTCAGGCTTTTCACAACGGTATATTAGACGGCGCACGGTTTAAGTTGGAACGTATATTTATGGATATGTACACACCAACTGACACCAGTGCCGGCACGTTAGTTTTATTTGAAGGTCGTATTGTTGAGCCTGAGCTCGATCGCTATGAAATTAACGCAAGTGTAGTTTCTGACGTTGATAACTTAAAGCTTCAGATGCCGAGAAACTTATATACGCCCGGCTGCTTAAATACATTGTTTGATAGCGCATGTGGCTTACTCAATTCTGATTTCGCCATAAATACCACTATTGGCGTAAATAGCACACCTAACCGAATCATATGTGAGTTGAGTCAGCCACAAGGATGGTTTACGCAAGGGGTTGTAGAGTTTTTAGAGGGTGCAAATATCGGTATTAAACGTACCGTACGTTTGCATGAGGCTGGTGCATTGCTTCTTACTTTACCTCTATTAGACATGCCTGAAATAGGTGAAGCCATTCGTGTTTATCCTGGTTGTGATAAGCGCCTTGATACTTGTACGAATCGATTTAATAACCGTGCTCGCTTTCGTGGTGCGCCATTTGTACCAGTTCCTGAAACTTCTGTTTAAACATATTTATCTTTAACCAAAGCCCTGCATTTAGCGGGGCTTTTTTTATGGGGCTATAAGATGGCTTTACCTAATATTGATCAGTTGACAGGATCCGCTGTTACTGAAGAAGGTTTTAAAACTGCACTAAAACAGTTTTTAGATAATGTGGTTGGTTTAGATGCATTTAATGCTAATAAATTTATTAAACCTACTGTAGTAAATACAGCTACCGATTTTCGTACATTTAAATCTTTAGGAATCTATACATTTATAGATGGGACTGTTTGGAATAACAGCGCTAATCGCCCGAACTTTACCAACCAATGGGGCCATGTAATTGTTTTCCCTGTTTCGTCGGTTGTAGTAGCTCAACTAGTAATTTGCCCAAATGCTAACGCAATGGCTATGACACTATGTTTAGCTGATAATACTTGGACCACTTGGAAATATTTTTCTGATGATAGTGTTTTAACCACTTCAATTACTGCTTCAATAAAGTCAATTATTAAAACCCTAACTCGTCCTATATATGGTTCTAAATCTAAGAATGTGCTTGATCCAAGCAATTTATTAGTAGGGTTTGAAATTCATAGTACGAATGGTGTCATTGCTGAAGCCAACAGTGTTACTACTGAATATATTGATGTTCGCGGTGCAACCTCAATTGCGATTTCAGGTTTGCAAACTAACACTCAAATTGCTCGTTTGTATCGATTTTTAGATAAAGATGAGAATGTGGTCGGTGCGGTTTCAAATATCGGGGCGGTAAACCAGAAAGTTCTGACAGTTCCCGCTAATGCTGAATGGTTTCAACTTTCAATCAAACAGCGGAACCCAGATCCATTAAACATTTCGACTGCCCAAATTGAATACGGAAGCGTAATTACTCCATTTTCTGCATTTAGTCGTGGCGATATTTTGGGTATTCATGGCACACACATTAAACAGACAGAATTAAAGCTAGGTTATGATGCGTTAGCTAAAAACATGCTTAATTCCAGTACTCTTTTAATGGGTATTGAAGTTTATAATGATGGATCTTTATTGCCTCAAGCTCAAAGTGTCACTACAGATCTAATTAATGTTGGTGGTGTTCAAAATATTACTCTTAGTGGACTACAGCCGAACCCAGAAATTCCTCGCTATTATCGTTTCCTTGATGAAAATAAGGTTTACATAAGTCGTGGACAGGTTCCAAATCCTAATACCACTCACACCATAACAATTCCATCTAATGCAAAATATATTCAAATCAGTTTGCTACAAAGGAGTGCAACTGTATTAGATACCAGCAGTACCCAAATTGAGAAAGGGCCTACTGCTTCGGCATATGAGCCATATAAAGCTGGTGTGTCATCTATTAATGGAATTGAGTTGATAAAAGGGAGTGGTACAGGTTCATCTTCACAAGTATCACGTGCATATAATAGAAGAGTGGCGACTCTTGGTGATTCCATTACAGTAACTTCAGATGTAGATAATCAAATATTTGACAGTCATAACTGGTACGAGAATTGGGTTACTTATGCTTTTGATCAATTAAAAATGGCAGACTTACGAAACACGGCAAGAAGTGGAGCTGCGTTTCGTGAGTATTCAGGTCAATTAACTTGGCAAGTTATGTCGAATCAGGTGAATTGGTTAATTAATAGCGGTTATGTTCCTGAAATTATCGTGATGGCCTGCGGCACTAATGATGCTGGTGTTAACACCGGTGACTTTGATACAGCAATGAGCAAAACCTCGCTAACTGATCTTAATCGTGCATTGACACTAGAGGCGATGCGTTGGGCATTATGGTCATTAAAATTGGCATTTCCTAACGCTGTATGCTTTTACTGTAACCCCTTGCAGCGGGCTGATGAAGAAACAGTCGCACGTAAAAACATGAATGAAAATTTAGTCAAAATGGCTAAACGTTATTGTTTCAATGTTATTGATCAATATAGTAATTCAGGGATTATCAAAGAGCTTGAAATATGGAAACAAAACCCATCTGATCCAGATGCGGGAACATTCTTGCGCGATGGACTTCATCCTAACTCAGCAGGTAAACAGTTACAGTCGAACTATATTTGTAGCCAAATCATTCAACGCATGATGTATTAACTATGAAGAACCTTGAAGCAGTAAAAGAGGCGCTTAAATGGCTAGGTACTCCATATCATCACCAAGGGCGAGTAAAAGGAGTTGGGGTAGATTGTGGAACTTTAATCTGTGAGGTTTACGAGAAAGTAGGGCTTATTGATCATTTAGACCCACGGCCATATCCTCCTGATTGGCACATGCATCAGATGGGGCAACGTTATTTAGAACTTATCTTAGGTGTATGTGATCCAGTAGAAGGGCCACCACAACCGGGTGACATCGTTTTATATCAATTTGGCAAATGTATCAGTCATGGTGCAATTGTCATCGAATGGCCGCAGGTCATTCACAGTTATCTCCATCAGGGAGTCATTATCCAAGATGGAACAAAAGGAAGTTTAGCCCGCCGTATAGCGGGCTTTTTTCGTATGAAGAGGCTGAAATAATGGGTGGATTATTTGGCGGTACCACGATTAGTACTACTGATACCCGTATTAACTCTATGCGGATTCAACAATCAGCTTACGGGCTTTGCCAGCCTCTTGTGTATGGTAAAACTCGTGTGGCTGCGAACATGTTCTGGTACGGTGATTTCTTAGCAACGCCTCACACTACTGTTGAGAAATCAGGCGGTAAAGGTGGGAGTACTAAAACCAGCAATACAACATTTAGTTATAGTGCTTCACTCATGCTTGGATTGTGTGAAAATCAGATTAAAAAGATTGGCCTGATTTGGGTTGATAAAGAACAGTACATACCAAAGCTGGAGGGATCTATTACGCTAGATCCAATCGATCAGCTAAAGTTTGAATTATATGATGGGAACAATAACCCGCCGTGGGGCTGGTTAGTTTCTAAGCATCCAGATCAGGCAATTAACTATCCATTTTTGGGATATGTAGCATGTGCTAATTATGAGATGGGAAATAGTGCCAGTCTTTCAAATCACAACTTTGAAGTGATTAGCACAATTACTCTGTCAGATTCTATTGATGATGCTAATCCGGCTGATGTGATAGAAGACTTTATTACACATCCTCGGCACGGTGCTGCACCTAATTTGAATATGGCAGATTTAGAAGAGTTCCGCACATATTGCCGTGCAGCAAATCTTTTAATTAGCCCAGCATTTACTGAACAACGGCCAGCATATGAAACAATCAATGAGATTGTCGAAGCTGTAAATTGTGCTGTTGTACCAAGTCCAGATGGTTTAAAAATTAGATCCTTTGGTGATTCTGCAATTACTGGTAACGGCATTACTTTTACTCCGGATCTCACACCGGTTTATCACTTAACTGATGATGATTTTATTAGTGACGATGAGCCAGTACGAGTACGCCGTAGTCGTGATACGGATGCTTATAATCATGTGCAGATTGAATACATCAATCGTTACAACCAGTACAACACAGAAACGACTGAGGCCAAGGACCAAGCAAACATTGAAATGTTCGGCTTACGTACTGAGGATCCAGTAGAAAGCCATTACTTTTGTGAGCCAAAAATAGCCCGTCATGCGGCGCAACTTCGCTTACAGCGACTGCTTTATGTGCGTAATGAATATGAATTTTCTTTGGGGTGGAAGTATTGCCGTTTAGAACCAATGGATATTGTCACCATTACTGATGAAGCTCTGGGCCTAAATCAATTTCCTGTACGTATCACACGTATTGAGGAAGATGAGTTCGGTGAATTAACGATCACGGCTGAAGAATTAGCCGTTGGTTCAAGATCCGCTATTGAATATGATTCACAAGCTTCTAATGGTTATCAAGGCGGCAACGAAGAACCGGGTAATGTGAATGCTCCAGCTATATTCGAACCTCCGCTAGATCTAACAGATGGCAAGAATCAAGTTTGGGTGGCTGTTTCAGGTGGTATTAATTGGGGTGGTTGTAACGTTTGGGCCAGCCTTGATAATACGACTTATGAAATGATCGGTACTATTTATGGTTCAGCACGTTATGGCCAGCTTGTCACAGCGATTGATGCAGATGATACAGCCTTGCAAGTTGAGCTCAATACAGCAAGTCGCATCTTCAGCGGGACCTTACAAGATGCTCAAGCCGATCAAACGCTATGTAAAGTAGGTGACGAGTATTTTAATTATCAAGTGGCTACGTTAACCGGGACAGGCCTTTATACATTAAGTGATGTCCTGCGTGGACGCTTTGATGATGCTCAGATTCATAATGCTGGTGAGCCTTTTGTTCGTCTTGATCGAGCTATTTTTGAATATCCATATAATGAAAATCTGGTAGGTAAACAGATCTTCTTAAAGTTCACTAGCTTTAATGGATTGGAGCGAAAAGAGCAAACATTAGATGAGGTAACCGCTTATAGCTATACATTGTCTGGTGGACGTCCTGCGGGTGTGAAAGGTCTATCGCTGCAATCGCCGTTTGTTGGTACCACGTTTAAGGTTCAATGGCAAAGCTCAACCGGGGCAGATGGTTATCGAGTGCAAGTTTGGTCGAATGGGGCAATGATTCGTCAAGTTGATACAACAAATACGGATTACAGCTATTCGATTGAAGAGGCTAAAACTGATGGAATAGGCCGAGCTTATACAATCCGTGTAGCAAGTAAGAACGGTGACCAGATCAGCACGTATGCTGAACTAAGTATTAGTAATCCGGTACCGCCAGTACTCCTAAATGTTTATACAGCCGCAATGGTAGATTCTATTACATTGAATTGGGTACCGAGCGAAGTACCAGACCTGAAAGATTATGCAGTATGGCTCAGCAGTACTTCTAATTTCGATCCTACACAAATGCCGCCTTCATGGACGGGCACAGAATTAACAACTACTTTTGGAGGGTTACAACCAACAACACCATATTACATTCGTGTAGCAGTACGTGATGTATGGGAAAACACAGTCTGGAACTATACTAATCAGATTACTCAAAGTACTTCTGAAGGTTAATTTAAATTAATTCTTAGCACCCAAACGGGTGTTTTTTTTGCCTACGATCTGGAGGAAGGCATGCATGAACGATCAAACAAATAGTGTAGTAGAAGCTGCTGCAAGTACGGCGGCTGCTACTGCAACAAAATTTACTTATGGCTATGTAGTAGGAGGCAGCTTGATCGGTGTAATAGGCAAAATTGATTGGGCCGTTGTCTTTTCAATCTTAATCGGTATAGCAACCTACCTAACAAATCTTTATTTCAAAAAACGAGATGAGAAGCGTAAGGACGAAATTCATGCGCTTCAAACGAAGCAATATGAGCTGACTAAAAAACGTTTAAAAGGGGATGGTGATGAGTAGTGAAAACACTCGGACATATTTGGCGTACATGGTTATTGCCATGTCATTCCTCTGTGTTCTTGGTTTGTTCTTTATTGAATATCCAGACAAAAACCGTGATTTATTAAACGTGTCACTAGGCACGTTGCTTGGGTTATCAAGTGCTGTGATTGCCTTCTATTTTGGATCTACCAATAAACAAAAGAAAGAAACTGAAGATTCAAATCAACAGTAACTATTCAACTTTAAATGCCGCCTTCGGGCGGTTTTTTTTACATCTAAAGGAAATTGAAATGAATATTGAACAATATCTTGAAGAACTTATTAAACGTGAAGGTGGTTATGTAAATAACCCTGCTGATCGAGGTGGTGCTACTAAATACGGTATTACTGAAGCAGTTGCTCGAGCAAACGGATTTAAAGGAAACATGAAGGATTTGCCGCTTGAAACTGCAAAGGCAATTTATAAAAAACAGTACTGGACAGATCCACGGTTTGATCAGGTGAATGTAATTAGCTCGTTAGTTGCTGAAGAGCTTTTAGATACAGGTGTGAATTGTGGTACCGGATTTACTAAACCACTATTACAACGTGCATTGAACTTGCTGAATAACCAAGGTAAAGCTGGTTTTCCTGATCTTGTTGTTGATGGAGTTTATGGCTCAACAACTTTGGGAGCTCTAAAGACCTATTTGGCCAAACGTGGGAAAGAGGGCGAAAAGGTATTAGTTCGAGTGCTGAATATCATGCAAGGTCAACGCTACATCGAAATCTGTGAGCGAAATCCAACGCAAGAGCAATTCTTTTATGGCTGGATTGCTAATCGTATTTCATGATCTATTAAAAATTATTTTGCTAGACGAATTTTAGTCTAGCAAAATATATGTGAATGTTTACTTAAAAATTAATGCTCTCGAAACACGAATAGAATCATATAAAAAATGATTAACTTCAGTTCTTAGAGCTGGATGAAAGTCAGGTGTAGTCTGTTCGAAATTTGTAGGTATAGAAAAACGGCTTATATATAATGGGATTAAATATCTCTCATCGTAAACAATCATATTTCTTTTATCACCCGAACTGCACAAAACCAAAGCTGTTTCACCTAATTGTAAATAAAATTTAAATCTTAAACCTGACCCATCATCATCAATAATTTGATTCTCATATAATTGTTGCCATCCATCTAAATGATTCATACTGAAAATTTTGTCATTTATAAATGGTGTAACAAAGAGGTAGACATTTTCTGGAGGTTTTTTTGTTTTAAAAAAATCATGATAAAAGTTTAATTTTTTTTCTTTAAAAGAGCTTGGACTAGTAGCGAAGAAATTTAGAAAAATCTTATATATAAGAGTTCTTAGTTTTTCTACACTCTCTCGATTAAGAAAGTCTTTAGCCTCCTTTCCATCTATCATAACTTCTAGGAGATCTTTACATGATTCATCAATATCACATAACCATCCATTATTACAGGTTGCACAAACTTTATGGGTAAAAGTATGTGGAATAGGAGTGGTTGGTTTAAAGACTTCAAGCTTTTCTGATATTGAGGTAAAAGATAACTGCTTTTTTTTTATATCTAATTTTTTTATTATCCATTGAGGAATTACATGTTCATTAGTTTTTTCTTTACCTATTACTTCTTTTTTACAATATATACACTTCATTTTATTATTCCTTTTAAATTTGAAACTATTTTAGAAAGTTCAGCTATGGACTTTGATAATCCTTCTAATTCATTATTTGAGTTTTTATTGTTATCTTGATTAGGTGCTGACCCACGGAAAAAATTATGTGAAAGGTCAATATATAATTGTCTTTTTTGAACTCGATCTAAATCACCCATGTATTTAGGTAAAGTTGAAAGTTCTAAAACATTTATTTTATATTGATCATGAATTTTAATTAATCTATTTCTGTCCCTTACAAAATAAGCAGTCAAAGCAGATATTGATAATATTAATGAAATGAAACTAACATAAGAGTAAATATCATTAGAATAATTGAAATCTACTTTCATAACTTTAAGAATTAATGCAATAATAAATGGTGCAATAATCTTGATTAAAAATACTGTAATTAATAAGCATAATAATATGATTATAATTACATTTAGAGCATCTATTTTCTTTGTTAATTTTTCACATTCATCTTCATAACCTGTTGTTATGGGTGAAATGTTATAAATTATTGAATTTTCGCTCATTTGTGTTAGGGATTGTTGTATTTCTTTTGATTTGTCATCTAGTTCAACCCATAGAAATATATTTTCAATATTGGTTACTAAGTCATTGATTTCTTCAATGTCATTACTAGTTTTAGTATTATTTAATTTGTTAAAAATTTTTATTAAATTTTTGGAAAGTTTTATTTTGTTGGTTTTATTTAGTTTGTTGTATAATTCATTGTTTATTGAGCTGGTAATATCTGGCCTAATTCTTGAAATTTCTTCTAGTAAATAATTAAATTCCGTTTCAGATAACTCGTTCTCTGTGCCATATTCATAAAATTGGTTTAATGTTTCTTTAGTTTCATATTGAATTTTTCTTAGTAAATCAATACCTTCTACAAGGGGTATATCTGATTCAAAGGAATCGTGTAGTTTCATTAATTTATTTACTATACGGTTTAAATCATCTTTAATTTTTGTAAGACTTGCATATGAGTATAAGTTCTTTTTTATTTTGTAAGTTGTAATAAAGTTATCAATATAAGGTTTTATTTCAGCATCCCATGGATTACTCATTCCTATTCCAGAATACATTTGATTATATTCTTTTGCTTTATTCTGGATGAGTGCTGAAAAACTATCAACTTCTCCTATTAATGTATCAATATCACTTTGAGTCTGTTCAATTTGGTTCATGTCATAATTTTTCTAAAGAAGTTTGATATATATTTGATAATTAGTTTTTAATTGTCAATAACTCATCCCACCTAAAAGGATCATTGCTTAACTTATCTCTAGACATCGACCAATTTCGGCTAGGCACATAGCAAGTCCCAATACCTATCTTCTTCTTGCCGAACCTTGTATGAACACTATCAAGGGCCTCCATTAGCTGTTCTTTCTTTTCTATTTGTTCAAAGTCAGTGAGAAGGCCATATGTGTGGCCTGATTTTGGCTCTAAGCATGTCAGCACAACGCCACATTTTTTGTATTTGATACCTTCTTTAAATATGTGGCTTACCATAACCACTGCGGCCTTAACAAAATCCAAGGCGCAATCGGTAGGCTCAGGAAACGCATAACTTATGGATTTATTATAAAAAGGAGCACTTTCATCAAATGGGCTTGATTGAACAAAAACAATTAAACAGCCGCATAGAGACTCATCATCTCTTAGCCTTTTACAGGCTTCTTGAGCATGCATCCCGATTGCTTCTTTTAGGTCATAGAGCTCTGTAACTTTGGCACCAAATGAACATGACTTTATTATTTGCTTTTTAGAGGGTGGGGTGTCTTCAATTTCAATGCATGAGATGCCTTGTAATTCGTTTATCGTCCTTGCCATAACAATAGAAAACTGTCTCTGCATTTCTCTAGCCTCTGTGCAGGCTAAATCTAAAACACTTCTAACTCCCATGCTGTGAAGTTTTTTAGCATGCTTGCGGCCAACTCCCCAAACCTCGCCCACATCGATCTGTGAAAAGTAATATTCTTTATTGCAAGGATCCATATTTACTAAATCACAAACACCGTTAAAACCAGCATTCTTTTTCGCTATATGATTGGCAATCTTTGATTCTGTTTTACTTCTGCCGATACCTACGCAGACTGGAAGACCTAGCCATTTCCATATTTGTTGACGCATCTCTTGGCCAACTTTTTCTAAATCAAAGTTCTTTTCATAAGCGGTGAAATCAACAAAGCACTCATCAATCGAATAAGGTTCAACTTCCTCTGCGGTTACGTACGAGCTAAGAATCTTATGAAAGCGCCGTGACATTTCTGCGTACATTGCATAGTTGCTTGAAAGTACGATTACGTTATGTTGTTGAACAATATCTTTGATCTGGAATAACGGCACACCCATTTTTATATTTAGGGCTTTGGATTCGTTGCTGCGCGCCACGGCGCAACCGTCATTATTGCTCAGAACAATTACAGGCTTATTGTTCAAACTTGGGTCAAAGACTCTCTCACATGAAACATACATGTTATTGACGTCAATCAAGAAAAAGACTTTGTTCTCATGTTTCATGAGTTTCTAATCATTTTAATGATGCAGGTGACAACGCCCCAAATAAGCAGCTCTTGACCATCTAATAAATGAATATCTTTGTAATCTGGATTTTCTGCTTTTAGCCATTGGCCTTTTTCATCGATCATTAGACGCTTAACAGTAAAATCATTATCAATAAGCGCAACAACAATATCACCGTGTTTTGCATCGAGACTGCGATCGACAATTAGTTCATCATCAATATCAATGCCTGCATTTAACATAGAAAGCGAAGCAACTTTGACAATAAACGTAGCAGTTTCATTTTTTATTAAGTGCTCGTTCATATCGAGAGCTTTGTCGATGTAATCTTGGGCAGGGGATGGAAAGCCAGCGTTGATCTTCTCTAAAGCATAAGGCACAAGCATGTGTGTTGTTGGAACAACTTGCTTGATAGATAAGGCCTCAGATAAAACAATACCTTGGGTAAGGTACGGTTTTATCTGGATAATGGATGGTGCAATTTCGCTCATAGAATATCCCCTAGCTTGAATTTGTAACGTATTCAAGATGATATGCTAGAGCACAGTTGAAATTCAAATTTAAAAAGTTGTGGATAAACAAATAGAAGTCAAAGAGTGTCGTTGCCAAAAATGTATTTGGTCGGAAATTACTCTAAAAATAAGTAAAACACGAAATAAAGTGTATGAAAGTTAAAATGAATTTATATCAAGAAATTTCAGTAAACATTAATTCTTGCGTAAGTTATTGATTTTTGACTTATCCACAAAGTTATCTAAACATGTTTTTTAATAGTTTTGCTATGGTATATACCGATATATCAAAAAGATAAAAAATTACTATAAAGTCAAGATTGCTCTACTAGAAAAAATCCCATATCTTAAGCACATAGGGCACAATGCTTCTATATTCCAAGCCATGAAACTCGGTAATTTATTATTGATTAATTTTGGAAGGAATTGGAGCTACCCTCAGTTGACTACTTCTTGCCGGAACTTATCAACTGAGGGTAGTAAAACTTATCTGCATTGCTTTACAACACAGTTCGCTGAAGTCTGTAACGCTGACAACGTTATTGACTTTAACGACGGAGATTGCGATGTGAAATTTAACTCTAGTCCGCGACGTTTTCGACGCTGACTTCGGCGATAAAATTCGCTACGCAGTAACGTTATTAAAGCGCAAAACTTGGCATAAGGCAATGCTTCATTAGACGGAGATTGCTATGACGAAGATATTTATCTTCGGCGTGAAAGTATTAAGCTTAATAGCTGACTTACTTCAAGTGGCTGATTACTTCAAGCTGTACTAACTAAATTGTTTTATATTAACTAATTTTAAGACCGCTGGCTTAGGCTGGCGGTTTTTTATTGGTCTTTGGAAAATAATTCGACGTAAATTCCGCGATAGGCATCTCAAAGAAAAATTGATCTGCATCTTCTTTCTTGCAGTTCAACCAATCTTCTCGATACTCCTCAGGAATAACGATGATAGATCTCTTTTCATCTTCCGGCTTATGGAATTGACTCATGAAAGGGTGGTTATCTGCATTGATAGTCAACATCGACATTGATCGAACTTGCTGCCCATCAATAACAGTTGAATCGTAAATTGCTGCAACAGTAAAAGGTAAGCCGTCTTCTCTATAAATTCCCCAGCGTTCTGCTTTGCCATTTACATATCTTGGTTCATAAATCTTTTCGACTGGTATTAATGCAAACTGACTTTTAGCCCATGCATGACGAAAGCTAGGCTTTTTATTTACTGTTTCTGTTCTAGCGTTATATGTGAACTTAGAAAACTTAAGATCATGGTTCCACGGCGGAATCATACCGAACTTTACTTGCCGCCATTCGATATGGCCATCATTGGAAAATATAAGAGGGCAGTCGTAACCCGGGTAAACATCCGCTTTATATTCGAAAGTAGGTTCAAAGAGATCTAGTAGGTGTACCCGGTCTTTTGATATAGGTTCATAGTTTGCACACATTATCATTACCCCATTTCTATCTTCTAGTAATTACTATGCAAGAGAAAATAATTAATATCTTTAGAATTTTTGTATGATATAAACATTTTAAAATTGTCATTTATGGGGTAAAAGCAATGGATATAGCAGAAATAATTCAGATTGTTGATGACTACTTTAGACCTTTAATCATAGTTTTATCAACAGCAATAACAATTCTTTTATCCTCGAAAAAAATAGGGAACTCCGTAGCTGCATATTATAATAGTTCTTGGAATTCTTTATCTGCAGAGAGAATTGACGATATTGTATTAATAAACTATAAAGATAAACCAGTTCCTATTTTTGGTATATATGCTGTATTTGATAAACAATACATACTTGAGGTTGAAAAGTGTGATCCACCAATAATTATTGAACCTTATGGCTCAGTAAGTATAAAAACAAAACCACATAGTAAATTATATATAAATGAGGATGAATATAAACCTGATTATATGGAAGCTACATTATTGTTGGATTCAGTTGGGAAAATGATTAAATGCAAATCATATAAAAAGAATTTAATTGGAAGTCCAGATTTTAAACAAATAGGAAAGTTTACAAATAGCTTTAATGGGGTGGTGCACGCTGGTAGGCATCCTTATGTATTGACATATTTTACAAATGGTGAGCTAAAGACTACGTTTATAAATAAAGCAGGATTTTTAGAGCACGAGTGGAATTTTCCTTTTAACGGTATTAACTTGCAAGGGCAAGAGTTAAATGAAAGTCTTATAAATAATTTTTTAATTGAACAAGGGTATTCTGAAGTAATGACAAATTATTCTATTTCGAAACTTATAAATGGAAAATATATTCTAGTTTTAAGTAAGCCAGTATAATATAAATTTAAAGCTATTAATTTTATCAGTTAATAGCTTTAAACTCTACATCATCCTTTTTAATTTTGAGTTATGCTCATAACTATGTAGTTATTTTTCAAACCTAATGACCAGCCTATTTCTTTATAGAATGGTTCACCATATTTAATTGTGTGTTCGATATAAAAGTAAACCCAATCTTTCATTTGCTATTTCTCAACTTTTTAGTAAGTAATTTAATATTTAGGACCATCGTAATCAGCCCAACTATTCAGAATATCTGCTTATAATAATATTGTTATGCTCAATCCATTTTTCTTTCATATTCCTTATTGATTTTTGTTCAAAGTAGATTCTGTTTTTTATCAAAGCTTTTGAAATATCAGATAACACAACATTTTCAATCATATTCATAGCTTTACGAAGATCATCAAAAGTCACTTGGACATACCCATCGGTTACATCATTATCATCATCACCAACCATGTGATTAATGAGTTTTTTAATTGTGTAACTACCAATCGCTAAACTATTTGCGATTGTTCCGAAGGTTCTCCGCAAGTCATGAAATGTAAATTGAATACCAGTTGTTTCAGTAATCGTATGGCGAGCTTCACGCTTATCAACGATATGTGAATCAAGCGTATCGCCAGCGAACACGTATTTATTATTGCCAGTAAGTTTTTTTCGTTCAGCCAATATATACCAAAGCATTTCTCCCATCGGTAGGAGAAGATCTTCATGATTTTTAGGGTCCTGAATTTTTATAGTTCCATATTTTAAGTCAACATTTGCCCATTCCAGTGTTTCGCCTTCTTCTCTGCGGAATCCGGTTAGGATCAATAGGAGTAAGAAGTCCTGATTTGTGTATGCACGATGATTTAGATTTTGGTTGCCTGCCCACCATGTTGTACACACAGCAAGTGACCAGTCATGTATCTGGTCTGCTCGAATATATCCCTTACGGCGTTTTATCTTGTTCCATTTCTTCTCTTTATAGATAACCCCAACAGGGCTTTTTTCTGTGATAATTTTTTCATCATTATCGTTATATAGAATTGAGGCATTGAAGTTATAAACAGCTGATAAAAACTTCATTGCAAGATTTGCCTGCGCTAAACTTCGCTCAGATAAATCCATATGCTTATTTAAAGTCATTTTCTGAGTAATTTCAGTAATTTTGATGTTTTTCCAATCTTTAAAATAATCATTGGCACATCGGTCATAAGCATCAATCGTATTAGCGCTTAGCTTCTTTTTAGTTTTGTAGACTTCATAGGCCTGTTCAAGCGTTGGAATTAATTCGTTTGCTTCCTTTTCGGATTTAAAGTCATTCTTTAATTGTCTTTTTTGAGCAACTGGATCAATGCCTTGGTGCATCATTAACAATATTTTTTTAGCTTCCGTGCGTGCTTGCTCAAGAGTATATACGCCATGTTTACCAATGGACTTCCTTTTGTTTCGGCCATCGGGCATTCTCGTTTCAACAAAATAAGTTTTTGACTTTGTTGCAATTAAACCAAAACCAATAGTAACTGAGTCACGATAAAATTTAGTTCCCGTTTCTTCGAGCGGGATGTTGTCGATAAATGTTTTTGTAAGTTTATATCTTTGGGTCAT